AGAACGTTATAAGAATGTGTTACCAGTTAAAGAAGTAACACCATATGAGTTAGGTGTCTTAGTAGGACAACAACAGATAATCAATAGTATAAAACATCATATAGAAGTAGAGGGTGTTAAAGGCAGAAAGGTTAGAAGATGAAGTTAGTTACTTATAGTCGAGACTACTATCATTCACTACCTATATTACTAAATGAATACTTTATGGAAGTACATGGTAGTAATAACTATGATACTAGTAATAGTAAGAATATGATTGATATGGTAACTAAGGATAATAAAGCTATATATCTTCTTCTTGATAGTGAAGATATTCCTATAGGGTTCATAATAACATATATTAATAACCAATACAATATGACTGCACCATATATAGTTGTTGAGTATATGTACATCACTCCTCTCCATAGAAGTGGTAAAGCAGTTATGTATCTATATACTATGGTTGGTGCTATAGTAGAGGATAATGAGTTAGATGTTATATGTTCTACGTATCATACATCAAGTAACATAGGTAATTTGAATTTAGTTGGTGGTGTTCCAATAGCTACTACATACCATATTGATCAAGATACTGTGATTAATAAATACAATAAATATAGAAAGAGGTTAAGATGACACGTTTACAATTTACATTAGCAAGTGGTGGTTCACCATATGATGTTCTATTAAGAGAAGGAGGAGGTGGTGGTAAAGGTGGGGGTGCTCCTGCTCCTATATACACTCCCCCTCCTGCTGCTCCTCCTGCTGCTGAAGCTGCAACACTAGCGACAGCACAAGATGCTATTACTAAAGATGCAGAGTTGGCTAAGAAGAAATCAGTCACACAAGGAGCTAAAAGCTTACAAATACCTTTAGGTTCCGATGCTAATACAACCATTGGAGCTATTAAATAGTAACAAGGGAGTATTATGGCAACAGATTTCACAATAGATACCTTATTAGAAGGTACGAGTGCAAAAGAAAGATTTAACCTACTAGATACAGATAGAGTAACTGTATTAGATAGGGCTAGAGCATGTAGTTCTTTAACTATACCCTCTATCCTACCTGCATCAGGACATACAGAAGAGACAGCACTAGAATCACCTTATCAAGGTGTAGGTGCTAGATTAGTTAATAACTTAGCTTCTAAACTACTATTATCATTATTACCTCCTAATACCCCATTCTTTAGATTAATCATTGATAATGATGTTAAGGAAAATGTTAAACAACAAGACCCTAATGCACTTAAGGATGTTGAACAACAGTTAGTTAATATTGAACAAGGTATCTTAAAAGACATTGAACGTAGTGCCTTAAGAGTACCTGTATTTGAAGCAGTAAAGAGTCTTATAGTAACTGGTAATAGTTTATGTTATAAGGCAGAGAATAAACTTAGAGTCTATAAACTAGATAATTATGTAATACTACGTGACTTTGAAGGTAACGTTATTGAGATAATAACTAGGGAAGTAGTTACTAAGGCTACATTACCTGATGACATCATTAGTAAGATGGATGAAGAAACATTAACTGAAGATGGTGACCTCTATGTATATACTAGAGCAGTAGTTAAGAATGGTACTTGGATAGAGTATCAATCAGTTAATGATATATTTGTTGAAGGTAGTGATAGTACATATAAGCAAGATGCTAACCCTTTCATCCCACTACGTTGGGGAGCTATTAATGGTGAAAACTATGGTAGAGGATTAACTGAACAATACTTAGGTGACTTTAGATCACTAGAAGCTCTATATCAATTATTGATAGAAGCAGCAGCAGTACAGTCAAGAGTTATATTTGGTAAGAGACCAGGTGCTGTTATTGATATACAAGATTTGAATGATGCTGATAATGGTTCATTCATATTAGGTGATTTAGAACAAGATATTACTACTTTAAGAGTAGATAAGAATAGTGACTTACAAATACCACTTAATATGATACAAGACCTAACTAGAAGATTAGAACAAGCCTTCTTAGTTGCAAGTTCAGTAGCTAGAGAATCAGAAAGAACTACTGCTACAGAAATACGTTATATGGCTAGTGACTTAGAAGAAACATTAGGTGGAGTATATTCAGTACTATCATTAGAGTTTCAGAAACCACTAGCACAGTTACTATTGAAAGAGTCAGGAGTTAATCTTAAACAATTAGGTATTGAAGCTGTTATAGTAACTGGTGTTGAAGCACTAGGACGTAACAATGAGTTATCTAAGTTAAGACAGTTCAATAGTATGATACAAGAACTAGGTTCACCTGAATTAGTCCTACAACGTATGAACTTAGATACTTACATTAGTAAGATAGGTTCTTCTCTAGGGTTAGACACAACGGATTTAATTAAGAGTAATGATCAAATACAACAAGAGCAACAACAAGCTCAAGAAGAGGCATTGATGCAACAAGGTGCTACTAACGTAGTTAATGGTGCTACAACACCACAACAGTCATAAGGGAGAACACATGGCAAAGTCACTATACGAAATTAAACTAGAAGAAAAGAAAAGAAAGAATAAGAATATCATAACTGATATGGATTACTTCTTACGTGATAAGAAAGTAGAGAAAGGTAAGAATACCTTTAATATGGCAGGTGAAGATGCTCCTGTAAAAGCTAAAAGTAGCAACGTTAAAGCATCGGAGTAATCACCATGACTGAAGAAACTAGTATTGAACAGCAAGCAATAGAAGAAGCTGCAATAGAGAAACATAGGGAAACACATACACGTATAAAAGAACAAGCTACAGGTTCTAGTGATATGGTACCTGAAGGATATAATGCTGATGGTACTCCAGTAGAAGAGACTACTTCTAGCAACGATGAACCTATCCTTGGTAAGTTTAAATCACAAGACGATTTAGTTAAGGCATATCAAGAATTAGAGAAGAAGCTAGGAGCTAAGCAAGATGATACCACTACACCTGATACCACTCCTAAAGAAGAGGATGAAGGTAAGAAAGAAGAAACAACAGCCCCATTAAAGTCATTTGAAAAATTTACAGATGAGTTTAGAAATGAAGGTAAGTTAAGTGAAGGTTCATATAAAGAACTTGAAACTCTAGGGTTTA